ATACGAAAGAAAAAGCCAACACAATAGAAACAAAGTGCACCATGAACATGTCAGAAAACTTGAGGAAACAATAGATATGTTGCTTAAACAAAAGACATATCTTCAAAAACAACTCCGTAAGAAAAAATTAAATGAAGAAAAAAATGACAAATAAAGAAATATTTGAAAGCTTAAAATACCAAGAAGGGGGAGACCATTATTCTAAAATGAAGGTGCAACCCGCTTATTTTATTAATGAAAACAACCTGCCTTTTGCTGAAGGAAATGCAATTAAATACATTTGCAGACACAAACTCAAAGGAGGTGAAGAGGATGTGAAGAAAGCAATCCATTATTTAAAAATGATTTTAGAAAGAGACTATAATTAACTTACAACAGGACAGTTTAGATATATGAAACAACAACAAACTATAAAGATGCCTCACGTTTCCGATGAAATGCTTGAGGCTTTGGATGTTTTATTTCCTGAAAGAACTCCCGAAATCAATATGGACATGAAGGAGATTTATTTCAGAATAGGCCAAAGAAGTGTAATTAGATATTTACATGCAGAGGCTAAGAAACAATCTGAAAATATCATCGAAAATAACAACTAACAAATATGTGCAGAAGCCCTAGTGCTCCGCCACCACCAAAAGACCCAGAAATTCCTACACCGCAGATTACTAACATAACTCAAGCGGCACCTATGGAAGCAGGTTATTCTGATGCTCAAGGACAAGATACTAATAGAATGTCTAAGAGAAGAAGAACTGGTTCTTCGGTATTAAGAATACCGACAATTGGTGGGGTAGCTTAATAAATGAGCAGAGAGTATTTTAGTGATGTAACTAATACTGGTACTTTAGCTAGTAAGTATACTAAAAAGGTTGCAGAACGAGAATTGTATTTGGAACGTGCACGGGAGTGCAGTGAAGTAACTATTCCAACACTGGTACCAGATGACAGTGAAACTTACTCTGAAAAATTTAGTACACCATATCAAGGTATAGGTGCAAGAGGTGTAAACAATTTAGCATCTAAATTACTATTATCTTTATTACCACCTAACGCTCCATTCTTCAGATTAAGTATAGATAACTTTGCACTTAAAGATATTGAAGCAGATAAAAAATTAAAAACACAAATTGAAAAAGGATTAGCTGAAGTAGAAAAAGCAGTAATGAATAATATAGAAATATCTAATGATAGAGTTTCTATATTTGAAGCTTTAAAACATCTTATAGTAGGCGGTAATGTTTTATTATTTGTTAATACAGATGGCATAAGAGTATTTCCATTATCTCAATTTGTAATCGAAAGAGACCCTATGGGTAATGTTCTTGAGATAATGACTAAGGAAACTGTAGCATTAAAAGTATTGCCTGAAGAAGTACAACAACAAATTTATAATCAAGTTAGTCCGTCTGAAGATGAAAGTAAAACATGTGATTTATATACTTGTATAAAAAGAGTTAAGAATAAATTCCAAGTATCTCAAGAAGCAAAAGGTGTAATTATTCCAGATAGTATTGGCAATTATGATTTAGAAAAATCACCTTACATTCCATTAAGAATGATTAGGGTAGACGGTGAGAGCTATGGCCGTAGTTATGTTGAGGAGTACCTTGGCGATTTGGTGAGCTTAGAAGGATTAACTAAAGCAATAGTAGAAGGTGCAAGCGCATCAGCAAAAACATTATTTATGGTTTCACCTAATGGCACCACTAGAGCAAAAGCTTTAGCTGAAAGTGAAAATGGTGCAATCATCGAAGGTTCAGCAACTGATGTATCAGTATTACAAGTTGGTAAGTTTCCAGACTTCAGAGTTGCTCAAGAAACAATAGCAAAAATAGAACAAAGATTATCATACGCATTTTTATTAAATGCATCTGTTGTAAGAGACAGTGAAAGAACTACAGCAGAAGAAGTAAGAATGGTAGCACAGGAATTACAAGATAGCCTTGGTGGCATCTATGGAATTTTATCTCAAGAGTTTCAATTACCATTTGTTAAAAGAAAATTAGCAGTATTACAAAAAGCAAAAAAATTACCTCCATTACCTAAAGGTGTAGTATTTCCAAAAGTAATTACAGGTATTGAAGCGTTAGGTAGAAGTAACGATAGAAATAAATTAATTCAATTTTTACAAACATTAAATGGTGTACTTGGTGGAGAAGCTATTCAGCAATATGTAAATGTTACTGAAGCAATATCAAGATTAGCAATATCAGACGGTATTGAAACTGATGGACTAATTAGAACACCAGAAGAAATTCAAGCGGAGGCTCAAGCACAACAAGAAGCTGCCCAAGCCGAACAACAGAACCAAGCAGTATTAAACGCAGGTTCACAAATAGCAGGAAACATACCACCTGAAGAAATCGGTCAAGCTTTAAATCAAAACCAATAGGAGAAATAAATGGTTGAACAAGTAAAAATCACTCAAAGTGAGGAAAACATATCACTAGAGGAACAGTCACAACAACAAGATGCAAACACAGAGGTTACACAAGAAGCTCAAACACAAGAGACTTCTAATGATAGACCTGGTTGGCTTCCAGAAAAATTTGCAAATGCTGAAGAATTAGCAAAAGCTTATGGTGAACTAGAAAAAAGAATGTCTGGTAAACCTGCTGAAGACAAACCAGTTGAAGGTAACGATTTAAAAATTAAAGCTAAAGAAGAAGTTCAAACAGAAAATTCTTTAGACGCATTCTATACAGAATACTCTGAAAAAGGTTCTTTGACTGAAGAGAGTTATACAAAACTTTCTTCTATGGGTATCAATAAAGAAACTGTTGATGCTTATATTTCAGGCCAAGAAGCTTTAGCTCAACAACATACTGCTTCTATAGTGTCTACAGTTGGTGGCCAAGAGAACTATAACAATATGGTTCAATGGGCTGCTGAAAATTTATCTAAATCTGAAATAGATGCTTTTAATAATACTGTTGATAATGGAAGTTTAGAACAAGCTCAATTAGCAATAGCAGGTGTTAATTCTAAATACCAAGCAAATACTAAAGAACCAAATTTATTTTCTGGTCAAAAATCAGAAAGTAATGTGGGCTATGAAAGTGTAGCTCAAATGCTTACGGATATTAATAATCCTAAGTACAAAGAAGATAGTGCTTTTAGAAAATCAGTAGAAGCAAAAGTTAAACAATCAAACATATTATAACACCTATTTAGGTGGGAAGGAGAAACATGTCATTATATAAAAATATAAATGCCAGAAAAAAAGCAGGTACTTCAAGACCAAAGTCTAAAAGTACAGTAAGTGCGAAAGCATATTCAAACATGAAAAAAGGTTTTCCTAAAAAGAAAAAATAATCATGTTAAATTTTCTATTGCCTTTAATGAAAAATCCACTGACTAAATTAGTCGTAGATAGGAGTATTAACGCTATCAATCATTCGATGGAGAAAAAGAAAATCATTAGGGCAAAGGAAATTGAAGCAGAACAAAATGTAAGTATAGAACAAATTAAAAGTTCTAAAGGCTCTATTAAAGATGAAGTCTTAACAATAAAAATTACAATAATATTTTTAGCAATATTCTGGCCAACTACACAGCCATGGATGGAGAAAGGTTTTGAGATATTAAAGTCAGCTCCTCAAGAATTTTGGTGGGCGGTTCTTATCGTCTACTCGGGAAGCTTTGGCTTATCTACTGTAAACAAAATTCGTGGTAAGAAATAATGGTTGCTAAAAAATACCAAAGTCCATCTGGTGGATTAAATGCTAGAGGTAGAGCATTTTTTAATAGAAAAGGTCATAACTTAAAAGCTCCTACTAAAAGTAAAACAAGTGCAAGACGTAAATCATTTTGTGCTCGTATGTCTGGCGTAAAAGGTAGAATGACTGACGATAAGGGTAGACCCACAAGAAAAGCATTAGCACTTAGAAAGTGGGATTGCTAACTCACACACTCTTCTTAAAGAGGAGTGAGCCTACACAAAGATATAAATTGCCTCTAAGGTTTACTTGCGAGTAAATCAAACGAGATAACTTTTTGGAAGTATGTGGAGGGAACTAAAACAAACAATCCATATAACTTTTAAAGGAGATATAATATGGCAAACGCAACAGTGTCCAGAATTGGACAGATAAACCAAAGCGGTTCCGTTGATAGTCTTTTTCTTAAAGTATGGAGTGGAGAAGTTTTAGCTACTTTCCAAAGAGAAAACAAAATGTTAGGGATGACTTCGGTCAGAACTATCTCTTCTGGTAAGTCAGCGCAGTTTCCAGTAGTTGGAACTAATTCGACTTCATATCATACACCAGGAAATGAAATCACAGGAACGGCTGTAAATCATGCTGAGAAGACAATTAATATTGATGATTTATTAATATCTAATGCATTCTTAGCAAACATTGATGAAGCTAAAAACCACTATGATGTTAGAAGTATCTATACATCAGAAATGGGTAGAGCACTTGCAAACAAAGTAGACCAACATCTACTTCAATTGTCTGTACTTGCGGCTCAAGCTTCAGCAACAATAACAGGCGGAAACGGTGGTACTCAAATCACTGACGCAGATGCGAAGACAAATGCGGCTTCGTTAATCACTTCTATATTTGAATGTGCACAAGCTTTAGATGAGCATGATGTACCTTCAGAAGATAGATACTGCGTGGTTCCACCTTCAACTTATTATCTATTAGTTCAAAACGATAAGATTTTGAATAGAGATTTTGGTGCTGAAGGTAATGGAGCATATGTTGATGGAACAGTGATTAAAGTCGCTGGAATAAACATTGTAAAAGCTAATACAGCAGTTACAGCGTTTACAGACCAATCATCATCTATCAGTGGAACTAACAACACATACAATGTTGATGCATCTAATGTAGCAGCAGTTGTTTTCCACAAGAGTGCAATCGGTACTGTTAAGCTAATGGATTTAGCTATGGAAAGCGAGTACGATATTAGACGCCAAGGCAGTCTAATGGTTGGGAAAATGGCTTTAGGGTCAGGCATCCTTAGACCAGAAAGTGCTTCGTTAATCAAAACAGCATAATCTAAGTAGGCTAGGCGCAGCAATGCGCCTGGCTACCAAATCAAAAAATTATTATGGCTTCAAATACAAGAACAACAAAATTAGAAAGTGTTAATACAATGCTTAGTACGATTGGTGAAAGTCCAATCAATACACTAACAGGGATACTACCTGTTGATGCTACACTAGCAATTAACATACTTGATGAAGTTAATAGAGAAGTACAATCTCAAGGATGGAAATTTAATTCAAGTTACAAAGTATCTTTAACTAGAGATGTAAATAACAAAATTCCAATTGGTAATGATGTTATGCACATTGAGTTTAACCATCTAAGAGAAAATAGAAGTAGTTACGACCCAGTATTAAGAGGAAGTTTTTTATACAATTTATCTTCAGAAAGTTTTGTATGGGATAAAGATTTTTCAGATGTTCATGTTATTTATCTTTTAAACTTTGAAGATATTATAGAACAAGCAAGAAGATATATCACAGTAAGAGCATCAAGAATTTTTCACGACAGAACATTAGGAGCAAATGCTATACACAGATTTTCTAAAGAAGACGAGCTAAGAGCAATGTCATTTTTAAAACAAGCAGAAGCTTCTACAGCAGACCACAATATATTTGATAGTTTAGACCAATTTAAAACTGTTAATAGAAATGGTTCGCTAAAAGTAACATCATAAAATGAGTTTAATAAATAGAAGTATTCCAAACTTAATTGGTGGCGTATCGCAACAACCAGAAATTTTGCGATTAGACAACCAGGCAACAGAACAAATAAATGGAATATCTAATGTAGTTGAAGGTTTAAAAAAAAGACCTCCATGCACAGCTATAGCTAAACTTGGTAACTCAAGCATTACAAATGCTTTTATTCACACAATAAACAGGGATGTAAATGAACGATATATTGTTGTTATTACTGATGGTGCTATTAGTGTTTTTGACATTAATGGAAATAATAAACAAGTTGTAGACACAGGTGCAACTGCATATTTAAATTCATCTAATCCTAGAGAAGATTTTGTTTGTCTAACTGTAAATGATTACACTTACATCTTAAACAAATCACAAACAGTTTCAATGGATAACTCTACGTTAAGTCCTGCCAAAATTGAACAAGCTGTATATTCAGTTAAGGTTGGTGTTGGTAACTCAACTACTTCAATTCCTTATTCAATTAAAATTGATGGAACTACATACACATACACTTCATCTACAAGTAATTCTAAAACAATAAGAGATGGATTAATAACAGCTATTGGAAGTATTTCTGGAATTACTATTAGCGCTTTAGGAGACAGTAGTATTACTTTTGTTAAATCATCTGGAACTTTAAATATAAGTTCATCAGATGGTTATGGAGACCAAGCTTCTCAATTAATTAAAGATGAAGTTCAACA